TTCAGTCCGATAGTCCATCATAAAACCTCCTTTGCGAGCAAGAATAACACTTTTGCTAGAAAGTGCAAGGGGGAAGTTGGCGGAATTAGGAAAAGAGTGTGAGTTGAGCAGGAAGCTAGGCAAGCGAAAGCGAGGGAGGGTGAGGGAGAGGGGGTGTGGGCGGTGGAAGTATAACCCCACCCCACGGAACATGACCCCACCGTGTCCCCCCGCGCACCGCGCGGGGGCGCGGGGGGGCGGCGCCGGCGGGGGCGGCGGTTCGGGCGGCGGCGGGCGGCGGGCGCCGTCAACGCCGTCAACGCCGTCAACGCCGTGCAAGCAAGCGGGCCCGTAGCAAGTGTGCGGGTAACGTTACAGCACGCAAACTTTCCGCCTTAGCGTGCTAACGGCTACCGCTTACCGGCTACCACTTAGCTTGCTAACGCTACCGCAACCGCCTTGCTGCCGGTTAGCTTGCTAACGGCTAGCTATCGCTTAGCTTGCTATGCTAACGGCTACCGGCTTGCTACGCCTTGCGCGCTAGTGTGGCCTTGCGCGCTAGTGTGGCCTTGCGGGATAGTGCGCTAAGCGGCGGGCGCGAAAGTGGCGGCGGGTACAAGTAGCGGCGGGTTAGTAAGCTAACGCGGCGCAAACACAATCCCGCACAATCCCGCAACCGCACAATCCCGCTTTCGCATTATCGCGCAAATTTGGCCTAAGGCCTTGATAGTTGGGCGAAAAAAATTGCAATTTTTTCTTTGGGGGGTATTGACAAAGTTAGCTTGCTATAGTACTGTTTGCACAATCGTTGCGCTTGTGGCGCGCGGCGCGGCGGGAAAAATAACAGCGCGCTAAGGGTGACGGTTATGACGTATCGGTGCTTTGATTTTCAAGAATCGCTTTGCCAAAGCGCTGAGTTAGCAGTTTCCTTTAAGCGCGTGACGGTTTACTACCGGCGCGCGCGGCGGCGCGTGCCGGCTATCCGGCGCTATTTTGAAGAATCTAACTTGCCCGAAACAATCGGGGTTTATATCGAGAATCGCCGTTGGGCGGCTCATATTGTAGGTGAACCGCTTGACGGCTACGTGTCGCTTGAAGCGTACCTTACCGAAACGGCCTTGCGGCGCCTTATGGCGCGCGTGCGAGTTGCCGGCATGCCGGCGGCTTGCCAATGGGTAGAAGAGAAACTGGAAAGCGGCAAGCTATACGTTGCCGTGAACCGTGTTCGAGCCGTTTCCGAAGTGTTTCTCGCAACGATAGCGTAGCACAAGCCCTAGGCCTAGCCTAGGGTTTTGTTTTGCACGGCTAGGGCTACCGGCGGGCCCTACGCCGTGCGGGGTGAATCAACGCCGGCGGCGGCTAGTGGCGCGCGCTAGACGCCGGCACAAACTAAGGCGCGCGGGGTGAATTATGAAAAGCTATGACGTGATAGGCTATGCAATTGCGGCGGATTTGTATTGCACGGCTTGCGCTGAAAGTTGGGCGCACAAAGCGGGGGTTGATTTAGACAATCCCGAAGAGTGCGCCTTTTATGACGCGGCGCCGGTTTTCGCTGATGAATGCGGGGATTGCGCGCTATTCTGTAGCGGTTGCAATTCTCAAATTTGGTAAGGGGGTGACGTATGCGGTTTACACTGAAAGCCTTTATCGAGGAAACGGAAAACGGGCGGCTTTACTTGCGCCTTGCCGTGCCGGCTTACGGGCGGCACGTGATTGTTTCGCCGGTTTGGGCGGGTAACCGTTGGGCGTATTGGCGCCGTTGCGGTGAACCGGCTTACGTTGACACACTAGACAAAGCCGTGCGGGCGGCAATCGTTGACGGGGTGTTTGAACCCGTGAACGAAGCGCTAACTACGCCGTTGACGCTAGAAGAGGCGCAAAAGGTTGCGCATTTGTTGCGTTGGGTGCTTGCCGGTTAAGGGGGTGACGTATGAACAAAAGCAACACGATTTTGGCTTGGGATACGTTTGACGCCTTGCTTTGTTTGGGGTGTTCATTTTTCGCGGGCGCGGATTGTGACGCGGCGGATAGGGCGGATTGGACGCCTGTTCGGGCGGGCGACTTCGAGCGCGGCTGGTACACCTTGCCGGCAAAGTGTGATGAATGCGGGCGCGTGATTTTTCCGGAAAAGCAAGAGGGGTGAACCGTTAACAAGACAAGGCACGGCGCCGTCACGGCGGCGCCGTGCTTTTCGGAAAGGGGTGACGTATGAGCAAACAAACCGTAACTTGGGTTTTGGGGTGTGATGATGACGCCGGCCTAAAAGAGTTGGGCGACACCGTCAACATGCTCTACAAGATTTCGCCGGATTTGCGCGATAATTTGGGGCAACCGCCTAAAGACTTGTACGTTATCGAGTGGCAAGGCGAAACTTGGGTTGAAGGCACGCAAAGCGCCGTTTGCGCGCTTGGGCGCGTTAGCGTGTGCATTAGGATGAGCGAAGCGGGCCGCTTTGCTTGGCGCTTGGCAATCGAAGTTTCGCTTAGCATGCAATAGGTACTAATTGACAAGTTTCCGTTGCGTGCTATAATTACACAAAACCAACACGAAAGGGGTTTGGGTATGAAACCGAAAGCGACAAAATACCGTTGCGACAAGAATCACGGCGGGAACACAACGCTTTACCTTGACCGCATGGCGGGCCGTTGGTGGCTCTGGTGTGCCGGATGCCAGACGTTCTACGCCGTGGAACAAGTGGCGCGTTCGCGGAAAGAACCGCGTTCGCGCAAAACCAAGAAAGGGGGTTGCGCATGAGCAAAGTGCTTGAGCAAGAGTTGAACGCCGGCGCGCGCGTGTTGTTGTGCGGGCCCCCTGGTATCGGAAAAACGGCGCGCGTTCGCGCGCTAGCGGATGCGGCGGGCGTGCCGTGCGTGGTACTTTCGGCGGGCCTTCGCGAACGGGTAGACTTCGCCGGCGCGATTTCGCCGGATTTGGCGGCGGGTGTGGCGCGCGAACTACCCTTGGAAACAATCGCGCGCGTCCAAGAGTTAGCGCGCAACGGGCGTGTGCTCCTGTTCCTTGATGACCTTGGGAAAGCCCCGATTGACGTTCAAGGGTCAATCAAGGCGCTAGTTACGGCGGGCGGGGCCTTGGGCGACCGCAACGCCGTCCTAGTGTGGGGGGCAACGAACCGCGTTCAAGACCGTGCGGGCGTGTTTGGCCTTGATGAAAGCCTACGAAGCGAGTTTGACGCGGCCTATTCTGTACCGCTACCACCGGCCTTACAAGACGGGATCGAGCCGGCTTGGCCTTGGGCTGATGAAGTCGAGGCTTGGGCGGATTGGGCTTCGAGCACGTACCCAACGGCGCTTGGCGCGCTAATCGCGGCCTTTCATTTGTCTACGGCGGGCGAGTTTCTTTACACCTGGAAAGCGTCAAACGACGTGGCGGGCCGTTGGGGCGATTACCGTTCATGGGAAAGCGTCTTGCGCCACAACGCAACCGAACCGGCACGCATGGCGGCACGTGTTGGCCAAGCCGTTGCGGGCGCATATCAAGCATGGTCAAGGGTGGCAAGCGCCATGCCTGACAAGCAAAGCGTCATTCTTGCGCCAACTACAACGCCAACACCGCCTGAAGATGAACCGGCGGCGCAATGGCTTGCGGCGACTTCGTGCGTCACTTGGTGCACGGATGAACCGGTTACCCTTGCCGTGTGCCAGTACATCGTTCGCCTTGCGCCACCTTATGCGGCGTTTGCGTTGCGTTCTCTACACCGGCGGCGGCGCGCTTGGCTCATTAAGAGCAAAAGCGTTGCCAATTGGTGCAAAGAAAATATAGACCTTTTGGCGCAAGATTGACAAGAAAGGGGGATTGCCATGCAAATGGTGGTTTTGCGGATTCAAACTTGGCGGGGCAAAAAAGCGCGTCCAGATTTGGCGGCGCGCGTCCAAGACACCGAAACGGGGCGCGTTTCCGTGATTGAAGACCTTGCCGGCGATTCTCTTTCGCGTATTCGTTCGGCAACCGTGCGGGCGTATCAAACGCATTCGCGCCTTTCTTGGCCTGGTCCAACGGGCCGATGGGTGCACGACGCACACCTTGACCGTTGGCTTAGCGCCATGCGACAAGAGGAACAACATTGGCAAGAGTGCTTGAGCGAAAGCACGAACGCTTATCGCTCGCACTATGACGCGGCGCCGGCGGCCTTGCGTGTGCGCATGCTTTCGCCGGATTCTTTGGGCGCCGTCTTCTCGTTCCATGCGTACTACTTGCCAACGCCACAAAGTGAAGAATGGCGGGCGTGGCGTGAAGATTGCCTTGGTTCCGCAATGGCTGAATTGCCGGAACGAGTGGCGGCTTGGCTTTCAAAAATTATCGAAACGGGCTCGAAAAGCCCGAAACGTCTTGAAGCATTGCTTGCTAAAATAATGCCGGACGTGGTAGCGGCTTGCGACGTCGCACACGAAGCGGGCGACTGGCAAGCAATCGCGCTTATGCAAGAAACGCAAGACGTTTTACTTTCGAGCGCTTGCGATAGTGATAAACTTGTGTTAAAGTGTAAGACGTTGTTGGCGCAAGCAAAAGCGCTACAAGAACAACAAAGCGAAGAGGGGTGAACATGCGGAAAATAACAAAGGCCTTAACGTGGCTGTCCAGTGCGCGCGGGCTCGAAGCGTGGGCGTTGCCGGCTTTGTCAATCAAGCACACCATGCAAGACGGCGGGCGTTTGCCCGTTGTCTCGTGCGATGAAGCGGGCAACGTCTCTATTGCTTGGCCTAGTACATGGCTCGAACAAGCAAGCGATGATGACGTGCGGGGCGCTCTTCTCATGGGCGCGGCGCATGTTGCCTTAGGGCATGGGTGGCGCTTAGCGCGCTATGCGGCGCGCCAAGCGGCGGGTGAAGCCGAAGCCGCCTTGCTCATAACGCAAGCGGCGGGCGCGCCGGATTCTATCGCGGCAATCGCCATGCGGCACGAACGGTTTAGGGGCCAATGCGCCGAACAGATTGCCAAGGCTCTTGAAGAGGAACCGAAAACCGAAGAGGATGACGGGGATGACGGGGAAAGCGGCGCGCAAGGGCAAACGGGGGGCGGCGGCGGTTCGGGGGGTGATGAACCGAACGAAGACGGCAACAGCGACGGCGACGCAACCGAAGGCGCTACGCTTTGCGCGTTCGATTCTACGCAACCGCAAGCGGCACAACACGCGCAAAGCCAACTTGCGGGCGTTGCGGCAATCGCGCAACTAACAGGCGCCGGCGACGTAGCGGCTGAAGCGTTCCGAACGATAACAAGCCGCTTGCCTTCGGAAACAAATTGGCAAGCCGCATTAGCAAGCCACTTGCGACGCCTTGGGGGGCGGAACGATTGGCTTCGGCTTTCGCGCCGTTCGGCTCCTGGTGTCGTGATGCCAAGGAAACGGCGGGATGCCGGTTGCGTCTACATTGCGCGCGACGTCTCCGGCTCGCAAGGTTTCAGCGACGTTGAGCGGCACGCGGCTGAAGCCGTTGCGATTGCGCGCACCGTTGCGGCTGGCTCGCATTTGATTGTTGCGGATTTTGATGTTCGCTTGGTGGCGCGCCATGAGCTGGCAAGCACCGAACCAGTACCAGAAGCACACTACACGGGCGGCGGAACGGATTTTCGGCCTGCGATTGCTGACGCGCTAGCGGCGGGCGCTGATGTCGTGGTGGTTTGCACGGCGGATGCGTGGGGGCATTGGCCACCGGAAAAGCCTGACGTTCCCGTGCTTGTCGTGGGTGTGGCTCCTGAGTATCTGGAACACGTGCCACCTTGGGCCGTGTTAGTACGCTAAGCGGGGGGTGTGGCGATGTACTACGAACGAATCTTTAGCGGCCTTTACGATTGCATCAACCAACCGGACTTGCCGGCCTTGTCCATTGGCCGAACACTGCAGCTCATGCGCAAGCGTGGCAGATGGCCTTGGCCGTACATGCCTCCGACCGTGTGCGCGGCCTTTGGGCGGATTCTACACTTTGGAAACCGACGGCTTGCGCAGGACGCCGTGGCGTTTGCCGCGACGTGCTGGGTCCACGTGCCCCTACGGCAAAGCCCCACCGTTGTTCACCGGCTCCTAGGCCTAAGCCCCGAAGTCGATTTGGAACCGACGCGGGCGCGGGTGGCTCCGCGTGACACTTATTTTTACTGCAAATGCCCACACGAGCACGGGCCGGACTGGTGGCCAAGGCTTTCGTGTGTGGCCATTCCGCTCGAACGGATTGACGCCGAGCGTTGGCTTTTCGCCGTCCCTTGCGTCGAACACACTTACGGGCCTTTGTCTTTCGAGCCCACCGGCATTAGCGCGCTAACTTGGGTGGCCGCCGGCCTGCCGCTTTCGTGGCGGTTCGTGGTGACTTCTAAGGACGGCGTGCCGCGTTGGGGAAAGACGCCGACGGACGCGCTTCTTGAGCCCGAGCCGCCACCGATGCACCATTCGGTTCTACATAGCGGGCGCGGGCTCTGGGAAGGCAAGTTGCATGCCGCGACTGTCTCTCTCAAGGTGCCCAACACGAAAATTATAATCCATGCGCCTCTGTACGTCTCTGATTACTACGTATGCGATTTTGACTTCATGAACGCCGACCCGCCGGTTGACCGCAAGCATATCTGTTGGGGACAAATTCTTTTCGCGTTAGACCCAGCATTATTTCACCGCGATTATTTGCAGAACGGAAAAGCACAATGGTGGAACGATATTATCTGACTAAAATTTTTGCCGACGTGGAGCCTGGCTCGTCAATCTGCACGCCTAGTGAGCCCAGTTTCTATTTCGCGCAAACTCTCACGCCGAACGGTTGGGCTCATTGTCAGCTAGGGGAGCCGCCGGAAGTATGCTCCACGCTCTACTGGGGCATCCGCTGGATTCAGGAGCAAGGCGACCATGTCCTTGCCCAGCACGCCGCAACCGACACTGGCGCCGCGTGGCTATCTGAGCCCATTTTACGTTACGACTCGCCGCTGCATTGCCTGTTCCGCTCTCCTATACACGAGCGGTTCTATGCGACTAACTCTCGCTATGACCCGTATCCTCCGCCTCTGTACGACAAAAGCTGCAAGGACCTACCGCACCACCTGCGGGCCTTCGGCTTGGATTGGCCGCGTAGGGCCTGTCAAGCGATTCCGATTAGCAAGCTAAGCGGGCAGCGTTGCCTATGGGCCGTGCCATGCGTGACCACGTCGGACGGAATCGATTACTACTTCGAGCCGCATGCTATCACGCTATTCTCGTGGCTCGCCGTCGGGAAACGTGTGGAATGGCGCTACGTTGTCACCACGCCGGACGGGCCGCCGCGATGGGGGGCGACGCCAACCGAAGCCATTTTGGAACCGACACCGCCGCCACCGTACCGCAGCATTATCCACTGCGCCGGAGCCGGTTTAAGGTTCAACCGACTCTACGAGACGCATGTGGAAGTGCGATTCGAGGGCCTATCGACCATGATGCGCGCACCGCTTTGGCTCCCTGACGAACACTTACTCAACGGACATGCTATGGACCTGCATTCGCGCTATTGTTGGGGTACAGTACTAATTCGACATAGCGCACTATTTTATGATTGGGTGAGGAGGGTACTACATGATGACGGACAACGAGTATTCTTATCTGGCACGATTCCTACGACATAACACCATTTCGTGGACTGTACACTCGCACAGTCCAATCACAACACTGCGATGGTACTGGTACAACAATCAGTACCATTCAAACCCTTGGCCTTTCGCGCTCCCACGCGCCTGCCCCATGCTGTTCCTAGCAAAGCATTATCTTGCTAGGAGCAAGGTTGCGCGGGAGCTGGCAAACGTGGCCATTGCCGCGTGGCTATCAAACTATGGGCCGAGCTGGTTCTGCGACCCCTTAATTGCAAGCCCACTGCCATTTTACCATGACTGGTTTGGTGGTAACGCTGGTTGCCCAGCGTGCCACCGTGGCAAAGCGTCGCCGCGAGTAAGTTGGTGGCCTAGACGGGCGCACACCGCCGTCCCCATGTTTCGGGAGAGCGACGTCACGTGGTTCATCTTTCCCACGATTACCTGGCAAGAAGAAGGCTTTGCGGAGCAGGAAAACTGGTTCGAGCCAAGAGGCATTAGCTTGCTAAGCGCTATCTATCGCTGCCCTGAGAAGATTCGGCTCCGCTGGTTGGGCGTTACTGAGTCGGGCCGTGTCCTTGCGGGCCGAACAATCGTGGACGCGCTCCTACAGCCGGAATGGGAAGGGCCTACCGACCTGACAGTATACTGGGCAGGGCGCAAGGAGCACAATCTGCACAACCTGAGAATGCGCTTTAGTCCAGTCGGCGTCTCCGCCGTGCATTTGGCGAAGCCGACTGAAGAGAATTTACTCAACAGCTCTGGCCGCGACTTTTGTTGGGGACAAATTATCGTCGGCCTGCATCCTAGCGCGCAAAAGTGGCGATTGCTCGACTATCATCAATTAGGAGGGACATATGCCTGACAATATTTTGCCGACTAATACTATTTTCGTGCTTGGGGCAAGCGACCCCGAGATGGAAAGAATTTCCGCCTGGCTCCACCATGCCCAAGCGATTGTCTTAATGGCAGGCAACAAACTGAAGCGCTGGGTTAGTCCGTCCGAAGCCTACAACACTAGCACGCTAATCGGCACAATCCCCCGTTCGATTCGCGTGTCCAATCACGTGCTTGTTGAATGCGACGGACCAGCATGCCAAAAGCTCCCTGGACGCCGCGTTGTCGTTGACCACCATTCCGAAGGGCATCCTGGGTACGGACAAGAGCCTAGAGATTACTGGCGGGCTAGCTCGCTAGGGCAGCTCGCTCGCCTGTTCGGGTATGGGCTCGACTGCGTGCCGTACCCAGTTTTTTACCGGCTCGGGAAGGGCTCAAGCCCGTGGCCGCTTCCGCCGTTCGCTGCCAACGTCGCCGCGTGCGTGGCCGCTGCCGACCATTGCCTGCGCGCTGCGTACGCCGGACAATGCCCTGGGGTAACGCCGGAAGCGCTCTTTGAGTTTAGGCTCGCCGAAAAAGCTCGCCACCGGAAGGTTTCGACTTTGGAGATTGAGCGTCAGATTCACGAAGCCATTGTTGCCCTTCTCGGAGCGCGGGAGATTGAGCTGGCTCCTGGCGTGTCAGTCAAAGACATGAGAGACAATCCGGTTGCGGAAATGCCAGAAGCTAGCGCGATAATGCAAATCGGATTCCTGGGCCGCATAACTATCGCCGGAAGAACAAGGTACACCTGCATGGGTGACCAAGGGCAAGTGAGCGCGTTCATGCAAGTGTGGGCTCCCTCTCAGGGGCTCGTGGACATCTATGGCGACCCCGTGCGTGGGTACGCTGGTGCATTCGAGGAGACGGCCCCATGATGCGCTCCCTGACCTTTCAGGTTGCTCGCGACTACTACACGTTTACCGCTCCGAACGACGCGCGATTCGTTGCATGCACGGACGTAATTAGCCGACTAGACAGCTATTTTGCGCAACGAGCACTGAGATTGGCTCGCCATTTTGGAACCGCTCCGCCGCCGATTGAAAACGACGAGCGCCGAAGCTCAACGCGACGCATCGAGCTCCCTCGCTCGTGCCCTCACGAGTTTCCCTGCACTGCATGCAGAGACAGCCAATTTCTTAAGGTTTTCGCTCACGATGGGCATCCAAGCCCGTTTGCTGGGATTAGTAAGCTAGTGGAGCGACGGGGCGAGCTCATTGTCACGGAGATTGTTCGACCGAACCACGGAGCGGTTGTCACCTGGGTACGCTTCGGCAGACGCTTCAAGCCCGTTTGCGGACCCTGGTACATCGCCGAGACCCGCTACCACTATGGCGTGGGCAAGACTCCTGACGCCGCCGTGTCGGAGTGTCTCATCGCCGGAAAACCGAAGCCAGACGCCTACGGCATCAGGAACGTCATTGCCTCGCTCTGCCGCGAGCACTGTTCGCCGACCCACACCTGGCCCCAAGGACCTCTGGAAGCATTGGCCACTGCCGTCTCCAGACACGTGCAGTGGGGATACCCGACCATATCATTGTGCGGCTTAACTAGTTTGATTATGAAGCTAATTCATGAACAAGTATAGAGCGACAGCAACACTCGGGTTTGACTCCAAGGCCGAACGCCTGCGGTTCGAGCAGTTGAGATTGCTCCAACGCGCCGGACAAATTTCAGACTTAGCGTGCCAATTTCCCCTTCCGGTGACTCCGGACGGTTGCCCACCTCGGCACCTGATTGTCGATTTCGTCTACCGCACCAAGGCGCCGAACGTAATCGCCGGAGTACCGGAAGGAGCGCTTATCGCCGAAGACGTGAAGAGCAAGGCTACGGAAACGCAAGTGTGGGCGCTCAAGTGGCACCTGGCTCGATTCTACCACCAGGAGTACACTTGGGTTACGAGCTATCTTGCTAGGCGCGGATACTTCCGCACCCGAATTTGGCCAAGCCCGCCTACGCGCTGACCTTGTGGCGTAGATTCTCTGCCAAAGCTCGAAAGGCCACACGCATTTCTTCTCGTTCTTCTTCACTAGCGCGATAAGGCAGAGCCCTGATTTCTGCCCTGCGACTTCGCCGAGCGAGAAACTCTCCGATGGTCTTTGGAATCGATTCCCATTCGCCGAAAGGTTTTTCCAAAGCCTGCCTGTAAAGTCCCTTTACAGCGGCTTTGTAAACTTTTTTCCACTCGCTTGCGTAATTCCCTACGTAAGTGCTTCCGGAAACTAGTTCGCTAACTTCTTTGTACTGCCTTCTGTTCACGAACGCCACTTCTGCGCTCGGGTATTTCCAGTCAAAGAAGATTTTTGCGCATTCCAGCCTGATTCTCGCAGGCTTTGGAACGTGCCGCATCGCCGTTCTTAACAGTCGGGCGCAAGCCGCCTTGACAAGTTCTTTCGGAATATCGCCGACGGCCTCAGCGTAAGCCTCGGCAATTTCGTAAGAATTTCGCGCACCAAGGGCTTCGAGCAGGCGCGCGATAACGCCGGCCACGGCCTCTAGCTCGCTTTGTTCAACGGTTACGTCAACGATTTGTTTGGTCCAGTCATTCATTCTTTTTCTCCCTCTCTACACGCTTTTTTCTCACTTTGTCAACCCAGTACTTATACGTCGATGCAAACTTCGCTGGCGATATGTACTGGATGTCTTTCCGTGCTCGGAATGCTTCGCCGACGTACTCCGCCCATGCGGCCACGAATTCGTCAAGAGCGCCATACTTTACAGCGCGTAAGTGGATGAACCTGAAGTAGCGGGCGCACTGGCCGATGATGATTCTGTGCGAGTTGGCGCCAAAATACGAATCCCACACGATGGCGTACGGAGTGAGCCATGTAATTTTGCCAGGGTACCCTTCAGGGATAAGACGGTTCACGGCCTCTCGCTCCAGTTGAGAGATTTCGTCGTCTAGCCACGACGTGATTATTTCCAGATTTTGATTGCGTATTTTTTGAATTTGCCCCGCCGTCTTGGTTTGCTTTTTCTTCGGCTGGGGTAGGTCCGGAGAGACATCAATCACGGAGTAAGTTGCCGCCCCCATTCCCAGACATAGCGAGCTAGGATTTATGCGCGCTTGAGCTGGAAGTATCTGACTAGTTTCCATGCTTTTTGGGGCCTGGTTTGCTGAAACTAGGCGACTATTTTCGAAAATTTCGCGCGACTGATTTTTTTCCAAAATTTCCCCCTTTTCTCCCCCTAGTTCTTCCTCTTCCCCTTCTCTCTCCCCGCCTTCTTTCCCCCCTACAACCCCCCTATCTACCACTCCTGTCTCTACCCCAACTCTATCTTGTACCCCTTTATATCCCCCTGGATAATAACCCCCCTCTAGGAGGGAACAACTCGGTTGTTCTGTCGAACAACCTCGTTGTTCTTTCCCCCCCCTTTCAACGCGCACAATTTCAGTTTCGACAGGCGTCATTTCGATTAGCGCGATAATCGTCTCTGGGCGAAGTGAGTAAACGAACCCTCCGAGAGTTTCGAGAATCTGGTGACGTGAGAGTAACTCCAGCGCCATTAGCGTTTCTGCCCGACATAGACCTGTAAGGTCCATGATGCGTTCTGGCTCCAACACGCCAAAGAACGCGCCGCCTGGGCCTGGCTCGAACTCGAATGCCCCAAGATGCGCAAGTACAATCGCTGGGCCGACGCCGACAAGCCGAGCGAGAGCACGTGAGTAAGACACGGTCTCGCCGTTGATGCGCGTGAGCTTAATTTGCCACTCGTACATCCCCTACCCTCCCCGCGAGAAAAATTAGTTCGCTAGTCAAGAGCGAACCAGGTATCGTTCAGGGCTACGTCATCGAGCCGCTTGGGTATCTCCGGAGCCTCGACCGTTTCCGGCGGAAGCGACGGAATGACGCCGAGCACCGTAAGGCCAAGGGTAATCGCTTGCGCAATGAGCTCCGCCGTTGTTTTGTTCTGGGAGTGCGCCCAGCGCTGAAGGCGCCCGTAGCGCACCCAGCTAAATTCCACCACGACACCGATTCGCTTGCGCGGCGGCTTCACGACTTTTTTGGCCTGATGCTTCTTGGGCATGGCGAATTCTTTTACGGCCATTCGCTTCGCTAAGCAAGGGCCTATTGACAATTTTGCGCACTGGTGATATTTTGCGCGCAACAAACCAAACCAGAGGGAGGACAAGCGCAATGAAAGCAGACGTTGTGGCAACAACCCCGCGTGGCGAAGCTCGGGCACAGCTAATTCAGCTCGCCAAAACCATGTGGTGGCCCGAAGCGCCAGAGAACATCGTTGGCCTGGCGCTCGACTACTGCGCCGTTCAGGGCATCGACATCATGCTCAGGCCCGTGCACGTGGTCAAAATCGCCGGCCAATGGCAAATCATCCCTGGAATCGCTCTCCACCGCATCCGAGCGCAACGAAGCGGCGAAATGGTCGGCGTGCGTTTCGAGTTTCCGTCTGAGGAAAACTATGAGACTAGAGAGTACCAGATTTGGCGGCGCGACGCGCGCGGAAACCGCTACGCAGCCACTCTCCAGGTTCGCGTCCCGCCGTGGGTTCGCTGCATTGTCCTACGCTGGCAGCACGGAGAGCCGAGAGCCTACGAGGCCGTCGAGTACTGGGACGAATGCGTAAATCTCGACGCCACCGGAGCCATCTCCCCCATGTGGGCCCGTAGGCCACGTGGGCAACTCGCAAAAGTCGCCGAAGCCCAAGCCCTACGTCGCGCGTTTCCGGAAGCGTGTCCGTCCGGCCCGACAATCGAGGAACTGGGTGACGAATCGAGCGACGAAGAGGCGCCTAAGCTCGAAGCCACGCAGAAACGAGCCCCGAGAGGGGCCCTGGAACGGCTCCGAATGGCCCAGGAAGCGAAAACTACCTTCGGGGAAGGGTCTACCACTACCCAGGCCGAGAAGTCTTCCCAAAACGAAATCCTGAGCGCCACGGAGCCTGCCAAAAAGCAGCCGGACCCGAATGCTCCCCCCGAAGAGTACTGGATTCACGCTGAGCACGTGTACGACGATGAGCTCCTGCGTGGCGTTCAGGAGCTAGAGCGCAAGGTTCACGAGGCTACTGGGGAGAGCTTCCAAGCGCTTCGCGAAGCGCACAAAGTCAGCTTTGTTTCGGGTCACTTGGGTCTCACCATGTACGTCTCGGAGCTCAAGGCCATGCTCTCCGAGGCTTTGGGCGAAGACGCCAAACCGAAAGAGCCGGAAGTAGTGATTGAGCCGGAACCAGAGCCGGAGCCTGAGCCCGCACCCAAGGCAGCGCCCAAGAGCACTCGGGGACGCAAGAAGCTGGTTCAACAGGAGCTTTTCAATGAGCCCCAAAAAGCGCCTGAACAAGAGCCTAAACAGCCGACTAGTCAACAAACCAACGAACTGGGTGACAAAAACAAGATTTGCAATGACATTTTCAGGGTTGAACGAGAGCTGCTACGCACTCAGCCCATGATTGTAGCTCAGCTCCGGCGGCAGCATCTTCCCAGCGGCTCGCTTGCGGAAGCAAGCCTTGTAGAGCTCATCTCGTACTGGTCGATTCTGCAAAAACATCTGCAACAACTGCAACAAGGGCAGGACCAGGGAAATGATTGAACAGCTAATCGAGCGAGCTCTTGCCAATGCGGTCGAGCCGAGTTCTGCGCGCAGAATCTCGGCCTGGAATGCCGGAATGTGCGTTCGCCGTCTCTGGTACGGAGAGCATGGGGTCGAGCCCACGGACGCGGAGAGTTCGTTCGGGGTCATTCGTCGATTTCTTGGTGAGCAGATTGAACAACTACTTGTCACAGCTCTTGACATCACCGGTTTAAGCCTCCCTGGGGAGCAACTAGATGCGCCAAGTCCGTTTCCCTCTGGACGGCGCATCTACACGGATTTGAATCTCGTGTTAGATGAGCGAATCTTGGGCTCTGCCACGGGCCCCAAGCGCATGCGCATCTGGGACGCTCCCCAGGTGAGTGTTGTACTGCACACTGCACATAAGCCTGCTGTAGAAAGTGCAGTTCCAATTGTTGTTCCGGCTGATGTAAAAAGCATTGGCCAGTTCCAGTTCGAGCGCCTTTTGGCTGGAGACTTTTCCGACTACGAGGACCAGCTCGAAGTGTACATGCGCGCAAAGGGCGTCCCGTTGTCCATCGTGATTGGCTGCCACCGCGACTCTAGCAAGATAATTTTCGGGATTGTCCCGAGCACTGAGGCGCGTTGGGAAAAAATCAAGGGGAACATCTCGGTAGCTATGGCTGATGAATTGCCGGAGCGCCCGTACGAGAAGAAGGAGAATTACCCATGCGGCTACTGTCCTTATCGTTCGCTTTGTTGGTCGCCGTCGCATCCATCGGCGGCGGAGCTCATCGCGCAAGCGCAGGGAGCGTTGATTGCATAGAGCTCACGCGAACGTGCCTCGACACCCTGATTGAGGGCACAAACGCGCTTGACGCTTGCAAGCTAGAGCCTCACGCCGATGAGCTTTTCCTGAGTTACAAGAAGTTCATGGGGACCATCACTCGCGTCGTCGAGAATTGCAATCTCCTTCTCGTTCCGATGCGAAGCGCCGGAGAAATCGCCGACAAATGCAAGGAAACCAAGGAAAGTTTTCGGAATCTTGCCCTGCAGTGCGCTCGGTAGCTTGACAAAACTCGCAAGTTGTGCTTTTATAGCCACCGCACCAAGGGACCATGCCCGTTCACGCATGGTACTCCCCCTCACCCCCTGGGGGGCGGTCGGAACCGCACCGGCTGCCCCCTGCTTCGCCTGAGCAAATGTCGGCACATGCGTGTATCTGCCGACATTTGCTCGACTGGGAGGTCACTACGGCGTAGGCGTACGTGTCCTGGTTGGCGTAAGTGTTGGCGTTGGCGTTGGAGTGTGCGGAGTGGGCGTTCCGAACACAACGTGTGGCGGACGATAATCCGGCACTACGTGCGAGCCTGGCGAGAGGCCTAGCCCAATCATGCGGGCATTGTAGGTCTCCAGGATGCAGAGTTCTTTCGGCTGGCATCCCATCTGTCCACCAGCGCACACCCTGAATTCGCCTGGCAAGAAGGTAGTGAACAGATTCGAAGTGTTCGTTGCGTCAGTGGACATCGTGCTTTGCGCATGGATTGGCCGCGAATCGAAAATTCTCCTGGCCGTGACCCAGGTCGCAATGTTTTCATCATGCGAGCCCTTGAGGTCAACGGGAGACAGGAATCCGAGCGCAAGAGTTAGCCTGCTACCCGTTGCCAAGCTGGACATCAGTTTCACGCAGCAGTCCAGCTTGTCTTGATAGCGCTTCCCGCAGGCTTGGCCGTAGAAGTCGCACCATAGGTCGCTTTCTTCATGAAACGCCTGGCAAACGATGCCGCCGGTAGGCGTTGGGAGCGGGGTAGGCGTTTCGGTCGGAGTTTCCGTTATCGTCGGGGTCTGGGTTATCGTTGGAGTTACGGTTGGTGTAGGCGTTTGGGTTGGCGTCTGCCCCACTGGGCTTTCTGGCGGAAATTCGATTACTATCTCTTCCGTAGGCGTCGGCGTGACACTCGTGATGGTTGTCGGAGTTGGAGTCGGGGTTACGGTCGGGGCTTCTTCTTCGCTTACGAGGAAGAACGCTTCTGATAACGGAGTGGGAGTGGGCGTCGGCGTCGGCGTGGGAATGAACCAATAGACAGATAGGTTTTCATTGCCGCGCAAATTCACATTCGCGGAGAATGGCGCGCTACCCATAAAGCTCACTCGGTAATGCAGCTTGATGCCGCCCTGCGTGAGAATCGAATTCGCAGGAAGAAGGGCATTGATTCCCCACACAGGGGTCAGATTGCCAGGGCTCGAATCCGGAGGGATGTACCTGGAATAGCTGACTTGTGGTGGCCCAGGTTGAGTATTCACCCACTGGTTGCGCCAGTATGGACGGTTGAATGCGACGACGTCTGGCCCCCGCGTGCCATTGATTTCTAGTGCTAGTTCCTCGATTCCCCAATCGCCCGTGAGCGGCGGGTTAGCTCCGTAGTAATCGCCGCCCCCCTCGAATGCTGCTGTGACTCCACACACAATTGACCCTGGCGGCGGTGGATTGCTCCATGTGGCACAATTCAAGTCTGGTTCGATAGTAATTTCCTTAGTGATGTAATTCGCAGTGCAACAGGCCAGAGTGGCAGAGAAGCAAGTGGGCTTTGGCGCCTCGCATGTGACTTCGGTCTGTCCACCGGTCGGACAAGAGGCCGAGTATGTATTGAACACCGTCGGGCCGAAGCCATTGTCACTCACGCTCATTCTGAGCTTCGTTCCAGCATTCGTGATGACGGACACTTGAGCATTTGGCGGACAAGTAATTCCTGCTCCTGTAGGTGTAGGGCTTGCCGTTGGCGTGCTCGTCCGCGTCGGGGTTCGGGTTGGCGTGCTAGTCGGAACTGGTGTGGTTGGTGTAACAGTTGCGGTGGGCGTAGCGGTCGGAGTGTCTTCATCTACCAAGAAGAAATTGATGGGCGTCGGCGAGCCGGCTGTCGGCGTTAAGGTCGGCGTCCGAGTCGGAGTCCGAGTGCGGGTGTTGGTCGGCGTATGAGTGGGTCCGGTTGGTGTCTCCGTCGGAGTTGGAGTAACCGTGGGAGTATCTTCGTCGGTCAAGAAGAACGGTCCGCTCGCTGGCGTATGAGTTGCGGTAGGAGTCGGAGTTCGTGTTGGAGTGATGGTAGGAGTATGGGTCGGACCGGTCGGAGTTTTGGTTGGTGTCCGCGTGGCAGTAGGAGTACTGGTCGGACTTGCCGGAGTTGCGGTTGGCGTCCTCGTTGGCGTCTGACTTAGCGTGCTAGTTGGCGTTGGGCTGTCCTCACCTAACAAGAAGAAGTCCGCTGCAGGCGCCGTTGGAGTAGGCGTTTTGGTTGAAGTCGGCGTCTTGGTTGGGGTATGCGTTGGCAAAGTTCCGGTCGGAGTTGGCGTAGGCGAAAGCGTCGGTGCAGGGGTTTCTTCGCTTACAAGGAAAAACTCGGCTTGGGCTGGCGTCGAGGTCGGCGTGGGAGTATTCGTTCTGGTCGGAGTTCTGGTTGGGGTTGCGCTTGGAGTTGGAGTTGGGGACAGTGTAGGCGTGGTGGTCCCTTCGTCCATCAGGAAAAATTCAGCTACTACTGGACTTGCCGTCGGGGTTTGGGTCGGCTGTGATGTTGAAGTTGGGGTTCCCGTCCGCGTTGGCGTCGCAGTTGGAGTAGTCGTTCGAGTTGGCGTAGCCGTGGCAGTGGCAGTCCGAGTCGGCGTTCCCGTCGGAGTAGTTGTCAAGCTAGGTGTCGGGCTTTCTTCGCTTAGGAGGAAGAATTCTGCGGGCGGAGCAGTGGGTGTGGGAGTATCGGTCGGAAGGGGAGTAAACGTTGGCGTGCGCGTTGGGGTCGGTGTTAGCGTAGACGTTGGCGTAGGCGTGTCCGTTGCAGCCTGCTCTCGAAAAGCCAATGCAACAATGTAGGAACCGCCCTGGGAGAAATTGTCACTCGCCCTGACGAATGCACAATCCCCAGCATTGGCATTCACGACACCGCTCGAAGAGCAAATGGGTTGACTGGAGGATACAGTACAGGACGTTGCTACCGAGCAGGAGGAGAACGGAATTGGCGTCCTAGTTGCGCATGGCTGCACACAAACGCGGAGCTCAACCGGAGTCGGCGGGGGAGTTTCTCGCTCCACACGGAGATTGAAGAATTGTCCCTTGATTCCGACCGGTGCAAGCGGCTGGTATACGGACTCAGCCGAGGGGAAGAACCCGCCAGCGATGTTCCACTCCGGTTTAGCGCCAGACCCAGTGGACGCACCAATTGTCCACGGCTGGACTTTTCCTGGAGTGGGAAGCACGTCGATAGTTGCCCCGACAATTCCGAAGCTCGTGCTGGCATTGCCCTCTAAGTACAGCCGGTTGTTCGCGCCAACGATGCAACCAGGCAGAGAAGAAGTTTTGAAGACATTTTGGTTCATCTGGGGCGAGCCGCTTAGACAGCTAGTGCCACCAGATGGGTCTGTGAGGTCCAAGTTCTTCGTGACGCTGAACGGGTTCGTGATGATGAGAGACGTGGGCTCTCCATGCAATCGGAAGGCTTCGAGCGACAGAGGGACGGAGTAAAAGACTGCCCCCCGAGTATGTGCCGAAGAGCTTGAAGGTAGGCCAGCGAAAGTTCCGGCATCGAAAGTTGAACCAGACGGGACGTTCATTGGCCCGAAGCTCGATGGATTCGAGCGGCTGTTCTTCCCACGGAAAGCAAGGAATGGGAGCGGGTACACATCAGGGCTTAGAGTGTCGCTCCCCAGCTTCGTCATCCAGACCGCCGCCTTGCAGTCAATGTTCTGAGAGAGGCTGCCAGCGAAATCAATGCGCAAATTGAATACACTAGCGAAATTATTCGCCAGCGTCGGAAAATCAATTCCTTTCTCGGCGCGACAATACCCTGTCGAATCGAGAACGCACTTCAGGTCCGTAAACGCCTGATTCTTGACGACCGTGACAGTTGCCCCCGCCGCCGCTGGACTACAAACGACCTCGAAGCCCCGAACTCTTATCGCTGGCAGGGCGATACCGTGGCTCCAGTAACTTAGGTAGTCACACCCATCGATGCCCTCATTGGTGAAGCATCTACGAGTAGCGCCAGGCCCAGCACGGGTTTGGAGCCACATTACCGCCGGAAATTCACCCGACGGAATTGGCGGAAGAGTTGGGGTCGGAGTGTTGCT